AGATTTGAGAAGGTAAAGCCCCGGGCTTTGATGCCGTTGGACATCTGGAACATGTTGTTCACCTCCTGGCCTGACGGCAGGCTCAGCTTGGTGACGCGCAGGTCATAGCCGTAAAGGGCGCAATTGGCGGGAATGACCGTATCAGGCGGCACGATGTATTCGCCGGGCTGCACGATCACCACGCAGGGCTGGGCAACTGCTGCGGCGCGCGCGAGGCCTTCAGTGATGCTGGCAAGGGGCGAGGTCAGCGAGTTGCCCTCATTGATGTCCCTGCCATCCATGGTGACATAGAAGGTGCGGGCCACAGGCACCGAGACGAAGGGCAGCCGCTCAAGGCTGCAGACCTCGACGTCTGTTGCGTGTCCAAGGCCGAATGTGCGCACCCAGGGGACGCCGTAGCGCGCGCCAATTGGAGCCACCACGCTGGCGGGACCCTCGGCTTCGGCTACGACCGAGGTGCGGACCTCGCGCCGCCCATCCACAACGTTGAAGTTGAGGATGGTGTTGACGGTGGTGGTTGAGAGGGCCGTCTTATCCGCAGCCAGCCAGTCGATGCCGCAGGCAATTGCGTCGTCGGACGGATCGGGGCTGTTTGTGGCCCGCCGAAACACAGCGCGAAACGCGTAGCGCTCCTCGGCCTCGATCGGCACCGGGGTCAGTGCTGTCACCTGCTGGCTGGCATCGAGCCGGATCACCTTTCCAAAGGTGTTTTGGGTGACAAGCCCACCGCCGAGATCATAAAGCTGGGGCGTATCGCCGGGGCGATGTTCAAGGGCGGTATAGGTCTGCATGGGATGTGGTCCTTAGCTGAGACGGATTTCCACGAGTGGGATTGAGGTGATCGAGCCGAGGCGTTCGATATCGAGGGTGACGTCCATCAGATCGCTGTCGAAGCGGACGGGCACGTCGAACTGGTAGCCTGCAGTGATGGTCACGCCGGAATCCGGGGCGGCCTCAAAAGTGACGATCCCGGTGGAGGGGTCGCTCGACCAGCCGTTGAACTGCTCGGCACCGCTCAGCGCAACGCGGATTGTTCCTGCGACCGGCTTCTCGATGCGCCGCTGATAAACATGCGGCACGGTGCCGTAAGCTTTGGTCAGCGCGAAGGACGTGGTGGCGCCGTCGCCGATGCCGAGGGGCTGGTCCATCTCGGAAATACGCTGCGAGGGGGCGCAGGATTTGTAATCGGCCCAGTCTTTGAACCGAAACCCATAAAGCCGCCCGAGGCGCGCTTCAAAAAACCCAACCACCGCGTGCAGATCGTCCACGCGGCGCACGCCGTAGGACACATCGTAGCGCCTGCGCGACGCGGACCAAGAGGCGTTGCGTTCCTCGCGGCCAGAGGCCAGCTCGACGATTTGCGTGCGCCGCTGCGGACCACCGCGCGCGCCCCGGCTGATGTTGTCGGGAAACTGGACCTCGTGAAACGCCATTACATGCCCCTCCGGCCCATGGAGACCGCGCGCGCCATATCGGCTGCGACCTGCGTGCGCGATTGGCGGAAGCTCTCTGCATCCCGCGTCATGATGTTGACCGTGACCGCGCCGCCGCCATTACCGCCACCTCCGTCGCCATAGGCGCGGGACTCTCTGCGCGACAGCACACGCTCGCCGCGCTGCAGGATGGCGGGTACTTCGTCGGATTTGAGGCCAGCCCAGCCGCCGTTGTGCAGGCGCTGTGCGTTGGCAAAGGCCATGGCCAGAACCATCCGCGATGGCGCAGGCCCGCCCACGACACCGCCCTGATGGAACACGCCCGCAAACATCCCGCCAAGATTGCCCAATGCCCCGGAAAGCGCGTTGGCGATGGGCCCGAGGATGAATTTGCGTGCGCCCAGCTTGGCAAGGTCTGCAATCATCGAGGTGACCAGGCTTTTGAAGTCCAGCTTGCCGGTCTTGACGAAATTGCCGATCGCATCTTCCGCGCTTTGAAACGCGCCGACCAGCACGCCGCCCACGTCTGCGCCCACATCACGCGCTTTGTCGGCATATTCGCTGACCGCATTCACCACCGCCTGCCACCCGGTGGCTGCTGCTTCTGCACCCTTGGCTGCGTCCTCACCTGCCTTTTTTGCCGCCCCGCCTGCGCGCCCGGCCTGCTCTTTGGTGTCCTCCAATGCATCGTTGAACCGATCCGCCGAGGTTCCAGCGCTTTCAAGTGCCGCCGCACCTTCATCGCTCGCGCCAGAAACCGCATCCTTCAGTGCCTGCCATGCCGCCATGGGCCGCGAGGCTGCGTCCGAGAGCATGCCTGCTGCCTCGGAATACCCAGATGCCCGGCCGCGCGCATCGTCCGCCATGCCGCCGAACAGATCCGGCGCTTGGAAGGGAGTGTCAGAGAATGCGCTGCCGAAGGCTTCTGCGGCGCGACCACCAAGATTGACTGCTTCAGGGACAACGGATTTCCATGCGGTAAGGTCGGGCGCCTCAATGGCCCATTCCGGGCGCAGACCGCCGAGGGTAAGGAGGCCGTTTACTGCGGCAGTGATGCCCGCAATGCCGGTCTCCATCACCTCGATCAGACCGTTGACCGCAAGCGCTCCGATCCTGCTGAACACGTCTGGCAGCGCGCCCCAGATTGCCTGCACGGCAAGAAAAGTACCCTCAAATGTGTTGGCGGTGCTGTTTGCCCAGCCGACCACCGCCTCTGTGGCCGATTGCAGCCCTTCGTAAATACCAGCCTGCGCCGTGGCCCAACCGGATTCCACACGCGCCCAAGCCGCGTCCGCGCTGAGCGACACCCGGTCCCAGACCTCGACCGCCACGTCTTTCAGCAGGTCCATGGCGTTGCCGAACCCACCCGCACCGGTGACAAGGCGGGTGAACTGATAGACCAGCTCGCCCGCGCCGACGATCAGCGCGCCGATGCCGGTGCGGATCAACGCGGCCCGCAGGAAGACCAGACCGGTCACCAGGCCACTGACCGAGAATGTCGCGGCCACAAGCCCTGCCAACCATCGGCCCGCCATAACGCCTGCAAAGGTCACAGCGTAGGTGGTCAGCCGCCCGATGTTCTCAAACAGGCCCTTGATGGCCACCCCAAGTGGGCCGCTGGTGCGCGCCATGGCTGCCAGAGCATCTGCCACCACCTCAAGCGCAGGCGCTGCGGCCACCGCCAGCTGGTTCGAGACACCGCGCCAGATCAGGCCAAGGCGCGAGATTGCATCATTGGTGCGCTCGATCTGGTCGGCGTCCTGCTCGGAGACAACAATGCCGAAATCATTCACATCAGCGGTGGCCTGACGCAGCGTGGCGGTATCGATGCGCGTAAACACGAGTGCTGCACGGTCGCCAAAGAGCTGTGAGGCGACAGCGGCACGCTCGGCCTCTGGCACGAATTCTGCCAGCCGGTCCTGGATCAATGCGATGCGCTGATCGAGCGGCAGGCTTTGCAGCGCGCTGACAGACAGACCAAGGCGGTCAAGTGCATCCACGGCGGGGCCCGCACCTGCGGCTGCCTGGCTGAGACGTCGTGTCAGTTGCACCGTGGCCTGCTCGACATTGCCCATGGAGACGCCCGAGAGGTCAGCGGCACGCTCAAGCACTTGCAGGCTTTCCACGGTCGTATCCAGCGACTGCGCCAGCTTGGCTGTCTGGTCGATGGTTTGCAGACCGGAGCGGATCATGGCTGCGCCCGCAAGGACCACTGCCGCACCAGCCGCCGCTGCCGCGATCTTGGCCCGGCGGGTGAAGGCCGCGAGGCGTGCATTTGCAATATCGACCTCGCGCGACAGCCGACCGAACCCTCGGGCACCGGCATCGCCAATGCCGTTCAGCTCGGCCTTGACCTGTCGTCCGCCCACGGCTGCGAGACGCACAAAGACGCGCTTATCGGACATCCTGCTCTCCAATACGTTCGTTTACTTTTTTGACCATCACCGCCTCAATCTCGGGTAGCAGTTCCATGGCCACGAGGCCGTTGATGCCAAGGGCGCGCGCCATGGCGAGGGCCGCACCCATGTCCCAGCCGAGGATGATTTGCTTTGTCGCGCGCAGCTGGCCGCCCAACCGCCCGACGAGGTCCCAGATCTGCACACCCTCGAAAGTCTGGGGGCGGTTCACTTTTGCCGGACAGTCCGGGCACGGCCCTTGGCAGGCCTCGAGGGCTTCGCAAGCCTCGAGGGCTTCGCAAGCCTCGCAGTACCGATCGCCCCCGCTGAAGTGCCAGTCGGCAAGGGCGCGGAGACGTTTTTTTCCTGTTCCAACACCAGTGCCTTGGCGACGTAGCCTGTCTGGAACGCTTCAAAGATCGGATAGACATCGAGCAAGGCGTCAACACCCTCGGGCGTGAGGCCCAGCACCTCGCCGTCTGCATCGCCGACACCCTCCCAGGCAATCACTGCCCGCCGCCCCAACGCCTTGGCAAAGACCAGCGCGCGGTCTTCGTTGCTGGCCTCCTCGGGCAGGGTCTCAACGCTCAGATCGCTGCGGGTGGACACCATCAGTGCCGTGGTGAGCGGCAGCAGCTGCACCCGGACCCCGGGCGACAGCTCAAGCCAGCGCGGCTTTTTTGACAGATCAAGTTTAAGCATGATCAATACGCCTCCACATCGTTAACCAGGGTGATGGTGCACATCCGGCCCACCACTGCATCTTTGGCGGCTTGCCAATCGAAGGTGGCCTGCACGCCTTGCGGCCCGCCGATCTCCACGCGCGGGCGCGGCAGATAGACCGAATGCGCTGTGACCGTGAGGCTCTCGCCTGTGCCGAGCAGGTAAGAAAACTCCAGTTCACAATCCGCACCGTTGATCGCCTGATCCATCAGCGTATTATCGGCAAAGCGCACCTCCATGCTGCCCGAAAGGGCGGCCAGTGACGGATCCGCGCCGTCGATCATGCCATCGGCGCGGATCGTCTCGATGCGGTCGAGGTTGTTGGCATAGGTGATCTGGGCCGAGACCACGTTGCCAAGTGCTACCCCCTCGCGCTTGATGGCGCCGTTGAAATGGCCAAAGCGCTGCAGCGCAATCTCTGCTGGCGTCCCCACACCCGTGGCGTTTCCAACAGTCTCACCCTGTGCTACCATGCTCACCGAGGCGGTCAGAAGCCCCGAGCGCGTCATTTGCCAGGACAGCTGATCCGCCACACAGCCCGCATAGATCGCAAAGCGCGGGATTTCCGGCATGGCGATCTCGATCGAGAGGCTTGGCAGCGTCCAGTTGCCCGAGCGAAACTCGTGGCTGTAGGGTGCTGCAGCGCCCGCGGTGATCGGATCGCCGAAGGTGGCCTTCAGCCAATAGCCGAACGCACGCGCATCGATTGGAACCACCACATTGCCATCAGCGGTCAGTGCGTCTTTGATCGGCGCAAGCGGATCCCGCCCGTAGCCCAAAAGTTCCGAGTCGAGCAGCGGTTGCTCTGCGCCAAGCGTCGCACTGGTGAAGGGTATCTTGACGTAGCCAGTCGCGGGCGATGTGCCGTAGACGGATTCGAACGCAAGCGCCATCTGCGCCCGCGCCCCTTGGGCTCGTGCCATTGTGTTCTCCTTAAACTGTGGGTTGGGTCATGCCAGCGGGTCTGACGTTGAATAATGCAGAACGATCGGGATGATCGCGGCCTTCAGGCTGGCCGCACCCTCGACAGGTAAATCCACCGGCTGTGGCGCTTCCGCTTGGATCCAGTCACAGCGTCCGCCGAGCGTTCTGTCAGCACAGATCACCGCGCCGATCTGTCCGCAAAGTGCAGCGAAACTCGTGTCGCGGTCCGCGCCCTGAACGATGACTTCAAGCTCGCTGCGATGCTGATAATGATAGGTCAGCGGCGACAGCGTCACCGCAGGATCGCCGGGATCGTCATCGCGCAGGATCAGCAGGCCCGCAGGGGAGATGCGCTCTGGCAGGACCTCGCCGCGTAGCACCGGCACATGCGGTACCGTGCGTAAAAGGTCCGCCAGGGCGGTGAGGATGGTTTCTCGGGGAGTAGGCATAGGTGGGCTCCGGGTCGCATTGAACCCGAAGGTCTCAACGGTTGCGTTCAGGTCTTGGGTCTTGCAACGCTGCCAGCTTTTCCGGTAGGTCGGACCGGCTGTGCAGGAAATCGATGATGATCACCTGATCCACATCCGCGGCAAACACGATGAAATGCTGGCCGCAGCGCGAAAAACGTAGATTCTCAACTAGGTCCGGATCGATCAGACGGCGGCAATCCTGTGACAGGGCTGTACCAGCCGCGATGTCACGGCATGTCGCAATCAGATCCTCTTCATAAGCATCGGTCTGTCGTGGCCCGAATGTTTCAACCGTCCAGCGCGCGATGTCGATCAGCGAGGCTTGCGCAGTCTGCGTAAGCCGCCATGGCTTCGACATCAGGACGCTTTTCTGGCACTCGAGAAGGCTCGACGGATGGCGTCCTCGCCCGAGCCTTCGGCAAAATCACCCCGGCAGGCCTCATTAAGACCGGTGCTCAGCCGGTCGCGCAACGCGCTCAGCTCGCTTTCTTCTCGCTCGAGCAGCCGCAGTCCCGCCCGCAGCGCCTCGGAGGCATTCTGGTAGCGTCCCGATGCGACCAGCCGGTCGACAAGCTTGGATTGCTGGTCGGTAAGTACAACGTTTCGCGTGGCCATGTGCGCCTCCTGTAGGTCGTTGGCAATATATGCCAACGGAGGCAGGATGTCGACCTGTGTCGTCAAAGCTGGGTTTCAAGCGAACGCAGCGGTAGCGGTTATTGACATGTACGGCTCTAAACCGTACATAGCTGGAAAAAGGGGAATAGCCATGTTTTCAATCGAACAGATCCTGCCCACGTCAGGCAAAATGGAAGCACGCAAGGAGCTGCGTCTACACCGTGCGGATGAAGAACGTATCAAAGCTGCGGCTGCGGCTGTTGGGTTGCAAGAAGCAGATTTCATCCGCCAAGCAGCCCTTTTGCGTGCGCAGGAAGTCGAGCAGCGCTTGTCTTTGTCCGTATTGCCAGTTGCGACGTTTGAGGCTTTTCGTGCCGCGGTGGAAAGCCCTGGCCGTATCATTCCGGGCCTGGCCGCCGCTGTGACTGCTTCGGGAAGCCTGTTGAAGAATGCCGACTGAGCCCTCGGCCCAAAACGCCCCGCTTTCCATTCAGAAGTTTGACAAGGCGCTTCATGACAGAAGCGCCTTTTCTTGCGGTCATGGCGCCATTGATAACTTTCTCAAATCGTCTCTTTCGGATCACGTCAAGAACGGCATGGTGGCTGCATATCTGGCGACAGCTGACGGTGATCCTTCGGTCCTTGGGTTTTACACGCTTGGCGCATTGGCTGTTCGGGCTGACCTTGGCCCTAAGAAATGGCAACGCGGGGGCATTCCCGATATTCCGGTCATCTATATTCGTGCTGTTGCCGTGCGTCAGGATCAGCAAGGCAGGGGCCTTGGCCGCGCTCTGCTCATAAATGCCATGCAACGTTGCCTTGGCATTGCTGAGCAGATGGGGGCGGCAGCCATTGTTTTGGATGTCTTTAACGATGCTCATTTTGATCGACGCTGGTCATTTTACGCGGATCTTGGGTTCCGGCCGTTGGAGGACCCAGGCAATCCGCATCGTGTCTTTATCCCGATGTCCGATGTCCGTGCTTCATTTCTGGGGGCGCCGTGAACAGCCGCGTGGCTCATAGCTTCCCCTCCAACCAATTTGCCACAATCGTCCCAGGTATCCTCTCTTGCGCAGCCTTCGCATCTCGCGCCAGATCAAGCCGCTTGCGCAGTTTTACTTGCGGCACCAGCAGAAAGATTGGCACGGTTGTGACCCCACGCCCAGTTTTGGACTTGCTTGCAACGGCGGTGCCCTTTGTGTTCAGCCTGCCTTCTGCCACGAGCAGGCTCGGTCCGCGCCTGCGATAGACAAACCGCAGCCGGAGCCCACGCCGTCGTTCCCATTCGCCGGGTGTGATCCGGCCGCCGCGCGCGCCTTTGCCTGCAGCTTCTGTCGGGATCGCCAGCCAAAAGCCATTCTTGGATCGGATCAGGGGCCCGGTGTCATGTGCGCCGATGATCACGGGCGCTTTGGACCACACAAGTGCTGCGGCATCGAGGCTCTCACCAACCTTCGGATAGGTCTGGCTGCGGATCGAATTGCCGAGCCGCCGTCCCAGCCCTGCTTGCGTAATCTGCCCGCGCCAGTCGGATTTAAGCTGTGCCCCGGCCGCGCGCATCGCCGCTGTGACCGCCTTTTCGCCCGCCTTGATTTCCGCTGCCATAATCGCGGCCAGGTTGGGGGAGATGGTAATGTCGAGTTTCATGCAGGTCTCAAATCTACGGTCCAGACAAGCCGCTCGCGGTCGCGCACGGGCTCGCCCTGAATAAGGAAGGCCTCCGCGTCAATCTCGATCCGGTCGCCCGGTCGCGGGTTTGGAACTTCGGCGACGCGCAGGTCAATGCGCGTGCTGTCAGACCACAGTCGTGCCGCGCCGAACTCGGTGATCTCATCCGCGCGACGTGTGACCACACGGATGAGGATCTGAGTGCCGCCTTGGGCGATATAGACCGCGTCCCGGGCGATGTGCGGATCGCGGAAGATCCCGTCGATTGCGATAGCGAAGGCGGAGGTCATGCGGCGCCTCAGTTTGCACTGAAGAGCCGGATCGCCATGCGCGGCCGCTTGTTGACCGGCAGGATCGAGCTTTCGGTCATCAGGTCGATCCAGCGCCCCTTGGTG